CTACGAAATGGAAGGTGTTTATCAAGGATTAAATGCTGTTCAAGATACACCTTGGAAAGTTAATCAACAAATATTAAATGTTGCTAATACAATTTATAATGATGATAGTAGAAATCGTGGTGGTTTAGTTACTTCTCAATTAAAAGATTTACCTAATAAACCACACGATATTGAAACAAATAAAGAAGCTTTAAAGAAATGGAAAGCTGCAGCTACTATTGTTTATACTTTAAATCAAACACAAAAATCAAAAAGATTAGCTGAAGCAAAAACTATTTGGGTTGCAAAAAAGATGTCTGATTATCCTTTCTTTCATCATGCAGCTAGACTTTGTTTCAGAGATAGATTGTATTATATGACTGGGTATTTTAATCCACAAGGAACTGATCTAGCTAAAAGTCTACATTTGTTTGCTAATAAAAAACCACTTGGAAAAGTTGGCGAAAAATATTTATGTTTACAATTAGCTAATACTTATGGTGTTGATAAAATTCCTCTTGATGAACGTATTGATTGGGTTTGGAAAAATAAAGAAAATATTTTAGCGTCAAGTAGAGATCCTTTTAATAATTCTTTTTGGGAACAAGCTGATAAACCTTGGCAATTCTTAGCAGCAACATTTGAGTTTGATAATATGTTACGTTATGGATTAGAATATGAAAGTGGTTTACCATGTAATATTGATGGATCTTGTAATGGACTTCAAAACTTTTCAGCTTTATTAAGAGATGAAGTTGGTGGTAAAGCAGTTAATTTAACTGACAACGATAAACCAGAAGATATTTATCAAGTTGTTGCAGATAAAGTAATTAGTATATTAAAAACAAGAACTGATCCAATAGCTGCAGCTTGGTTAAACTTTGGTATTGATCGTAAAGCTACTAAAAGAAGTGTAATGGTTTTACCTTATGGTGGAACTCGTTATTCTTGTGTAGACTTTGTTGACGAATGGGTTGATGATCGAGAAGAACGTGGTGTTAAAATTCCATTTGAAGGTCGTGAAAGACAAAAAGCTAATTTATATTTAGCTCAAGTAATTTGGGATAGTATTGGCGATGTAGTTATTAAAGCTCGTGAAGCTATGGATTGGTTACAACAAGTTGCAAGGTTATGTGCAACAACTAAAACACCAGTACACTGGACTACACCATTAGGTTTTCCTGTTAAGCAAGCTTATTACGATCAAAAAGATATGATTGTAAAAACTAAAATGATGGGTCGAATAAGAATTAGATCAAACACAGATAAAATAAATAAGCGAAAGCAAGCTAACGGAATCTCTCCAAATTTTGTGCATGCGCTCGATGCTACTCACATGTATTTAACAATAGATCATTGTATACAAAAAGGTATTAAAGATTTTGGTATGGTCCATGATAGTTATGCAACATTAGCTTGTGATATGGATAAACTTAACGAATGTACTCGATCAGCTTTTATACAAATGTATACTGAAATGGATCCGTTAGAAAATTTTAGAGATCAAATTACAGCATTGATACCAGAAAAATTAAGACACAAAATTCCGCCTTTACCTGAAAAAGGAAAACTGGATATTGAGGAAATCAATAAAGCAGCATACTTTTTTAGTTAAATCTATACACTTGTGAATTAGTTACACATATAGATACACACTCAACATTAAGGAGAAATATGCAAAAGCGTAAATATACAAGAGTTACAACGCCTATTGGAATTGCAAGTTACCCGTGGTTAAAAGATCCGGATAAACAATTCGACAAAGAAAATGGGATATACAGTTGTAATATATTTGTGGACAAAGCTGATGCTAAACAACTTGTTGATGTTATCGAAAAACATTATAACGAAAATTTAGCAGCTACAAAAAAGCTAAATCCTCAAAAGAAAATAAAACTCGGACCAAAAGGTTACGAGGAAGAGAACGGCAAAGTCAAATTTAAAATAAAAATGAAAGGTAAAATTGGCGATGTCGAAGTAAGACCTGTTGTTGTGGATAGCAAAGGTAATCCATTAATTGATGCTCAAGGTGAAAGAGTATTAGTTTATGGTGGCAGTAAAGTAAAAGTATCTGCAGACCTAATTCCGTATTATGTAGCAACAACTGGAGCTGGTATTTCACTCAGATTAATTGGAGTGCAAGTGCTTGAGCTACAAACAAAACCTTTACCTAGTATGCAATCATTAGGTTTTAAAGAAGAAGAAGGTTACGAACAAATCAGCGAACAGAAAGACGTTGAAGCTTCTAATGAAACTTCGAGTGTGGCCTCCGACAAAGAAGACTTCATTTAGAAGTGGCCTCGAGGAACGCATAGCGAAACAATTAGAATCGCTAGGCGTTTCTTATGGTTATGAAACTTTTACAATAAATTATATCAGGCCAGCTAAGGCAACAAGGTATACTCCAGATTTTCAATTACCTAACGGTATAATCATTGAAGCGAAAGGCAGATTTTTAACTAAAGATAGACAAAAACATCTGCAAGTTAAAGCACAATACCCAAAAATTGATATTAGGTTTGTGTTCTCAAATCCTAATCAGAGGATAAGTAAAATATCAAAAACAACTTACGCTAAATGGTGTGAAACAAATGGATTCAAATACGCAAAAGAAAAAATACCTAAAGAGTGGATTGCTGAAAAAGCAAAGTGGCCTGAAAAAAAGGGAATGGACTAAATTCCTTTTTGTAGCTTCGTCACAGACACCAACAAATCTTGATGTAACAAAAGAACAAATAGATTCAATGCATCGTAAAAATGGTTTGCTTGGTATTGGCTTTCACTATGTAATTTCAATTGATGGTGATGTCAAAAAAGGAAGAGATATAGATCAAATAGGTTTTGATTTAGAACGAAATGAAGAAACAATTGGAATTTTATTAATAGGAAATACAGAATTTAATGAGCTGCAGTTAAAAGCTTTTAAAAATTTAAAACAAGAACTTACACAGAAGTACGGACAATTAGAAATAATAACAACATTGGAAAATATTTTATGAGAATAATATTAGAAGGACCAGATTGTGCAGGTAAAACTACATTATCAAAAGTAATTAAAGATAAATTAACAGATTATCTTTATATACATCACGGTCAATATAAACACGCTTACAAACCACATTTAGAAAGTTTAAAATTAGACAATGTAATTATAGATAGACATTGGCCTAGTGAATTAATTTATGGCACTGTTTTTAGAAGTGGTCCAACTTATAATATTAATGAGATGGAGCAACAAGTAAGAAGAAATGTAAATACTATAAATATTTTATGTCTACCACCTAAAGGTTTAGTGATGGCTAGATTTGAAGAAAGAAAATCTAAAGGAGGCGAAGACTTTGAAAGTGTTAGTAAAATATATGACTCATATATGTTACTTAAAAACATGTTTCCATACTTTGTATTATATAATTATGACGCAGAATCAACAGAAGAATTTATCAAAAGAGAAATCTACAAACAAAAATAATATTAATAGTGCAAGCAAAACTTGGCTGCAATTAATAAATTATTTGTTAAATGGAAAAACAATTTCTCCAAGAGGTTTAGAAACAAAAGAACAAATTTGTGTTGGTACTAAAATTAATATGTACGAACCAATGGTTAATATTAGATCTCGTGATATTGGTGAAAGATTTAGATACGCAGAAGCAGCTTGGATATTAAGTGGCGATAATAGAGTTGCAACAATAAAACCATATTCAAAAATAATAAGTAAATTTAGTGACGATGGAGTTAGGTTTTTTGGAGCTTATGGTGTTAAAGTAGTAGATCAATTACCATACATAATACAAACTTTAAAAGACGATAAAAATTCTAGACAAGCTGTTTTAAATATTTGGAGAGAAAATCCTAGAAAAAGTAATGATGTTCCTTGTACTTTATCTTTACAATTTGTAATTAGAGATGAAACTTTACATTGTATAGCTACAATGAGATCAAGTGATGCTTGGCTTGGTTGGGTATACGATGTGTTTAATTTTTCAATGATAAGTTTATATGTGTTGTTGCAATTAAAAAGCCAACATCAATTAAAATATAAATTAGGAGAATTATTTTTAACAGCAGGATCTCAACATCTTTATAAACCACAATGGGATAAAGCTAAGTTGTGTGTAGATAAAGCTGATTATTTTAAAGACACAAAATCTCCAGTAACATTAAAAAATGGAGAAGAACTAATTGATTATCTTTGGGCTAAAGCAAAGCAGCTTTCAGAAAAAGATAAAGATCAACTGATTTTGAGTGGTGTGTAGTAATAGGAGTAGAAGCAACTCCAATTCATATTGCCTTTCGATATTACTTACACATTAATTTTCAAAGTGCGCGTTTAAAGGGTAATACTTAGTACCGCCTTTGTTAACCTAGCGGGGAACGAGGAAGTAGAGTGATCCACGGCGAGGACGCGTAATCAAATAGACCACAGACCCAGTTAACTTGACTGCTGTATCTCATAGATGTCTAAATGATAAAAATATCCTCGCGCGTGCTTCAGATAAAGAAAGGTATAATGAAAACTTCCGCAAAATTTTTAACTCACGAACCTTGTCCAAGTTGTGGCAGCAAAGATAATCTTGCTCGTTATGATGATGGACACGCTTATTGTTTTGGCTGCCAACATTATGAGCACGCAACAGAAACTAATATACAACAAAATTCAAATATGAATAACTTTACAGACGTAGAATATAAACCAATAATTTCAAGAAAAATAAATTTAGATACATGCAAAAAATTTAATTATAGATTTGGAAAATACTTAAACGAATTAGTACACATAGCTGATTATGGAAACAATACTTTTAAATTAAGATTTAAAGATAAAAGATTTGTATGGATTGGTGAGCCAAGATCTGTTGGTTTATTTGGTGAAGAACTTTGGAGAGATCATGGAAAAAGAATTACACTTGTTGAAGGTGAACTTGATTGTTTAAGTGTTAGTCAAGTTTATGGTAACAAATGGCCTGTTGTATCTTTAAAAAATGGAGCTCACTCAGCAGTTAAAGATGTAAGTAAATCTCTTGAGTGGCTCAGCAGCTTTGAAGAAATTGTAATATGTTTCGATCAAGATGAACCAGGTTTATTAGCAGCTAAACAAGTCGCAGAGTTATTTCAACCAGGTCAAGCAAAGATAACTAGATTACCAATGAAAGATGCAAATGAAATGCTTGTTGCTGGTAAAACAAAAGAATTATTAGATTGTTTATGGGACGCAAAAGTATTTAGACCAGATGGAATTATAGATGCTGCTGAATTATTAGATAAAGTAATTAACCAACCTAAAGTTGAATCAATTGAATATCCTTTTCAATCAATAAATACTAAAACAAAAGGTTTAAGAAAAGGAGAATTGTTAACTGTAACAGCAGGAACAGGAATAGGTAAAAGTCAATTTTGTCGTGAGCTAGCACATCACCTTATTAAGAACAATAAAAAAATTGGATATATAGCTTTAGAAGAAAGTGTACACAAATCAGCTGAAAGTTTATTAAGTATAGAATTAAATACTCCATTACATTTAACAACAGAAAAAATAGATAAAGAAAAATTAAGTAGTAGTTTTAAAGAATTATTTAAAAATAATAATGTTTTATTTTATAATCACTTTGGTTCATTAGAACATGGACATTTAATTTCTAAAATTAGATATTTAGCTAAAGCTTTAAAATGTGAATATATATTTTTAGATCATTTAAGTATTGTTATATCTGGAAATGAAGATGGTGGTAATGAGCGTAAGCAGCTTGATTATATAATGACAGCATTGCGTTCTTTAGTTTCAGAAACAGGTATTGGTTTAATAGTTGTATCTCATTTAAGAAGAATGTTTAATGATAAAGGCCATGAAGAAGGTGCAGCAACATCATTAGGTCAATTGCGTGGTAGTCATGGTATTGCACAACTTTCAGATATTGTAATTGGTTTAGAAAGAAATCAACAGTCACCAAAAAATGGAAACATAACATCAGTCAGAGTTTTAAAAAACCGTTGGAGTGGAGAAACAGGATTATGCGCCAGATTAAATTTTGATCCAACAACTGGGCGATTATCTGAGCATGACGAACTATGATTATTCTTGTAGAGAATATTCCGGTTATATATTTGATTTATTAGCTGACGCTCTGGAAGAAGCAAACTTAACACACACTACACAATTTATACACGTACACAGAAAGGAAGACGCTGAACAACTTATAAAAATGTTAGACATAATCTCGTTCATGAGTTTATCGGCTTACATGATTGAAGTTGTTTATATGAGGATTAACTAATGCATTATATATTAGATTTAGAGTGTGATAACTTATTAGATAAAGTTACAAAAATTCATTGTATTGTAATGAAAGATATTAATACAAATGAAATATTTAACGACATTGATACTTGTTTAAAGAAAATTAAAAACGCTAAGTTATTAATTGGACACAACTTAATAGCTTTTGATATTCCAGTTTTAAAAAAAGTTTTAAATGTAGATATTGATTGTGAGGTTTACGATACACTAGTTGCTTGTCGTTTAATCTACGCACATATTAGAGAAATAGATTTTAAAATGATGCATAGTGGTTTTCCAAAAAATCTTATTTCATCACAAAGTTTAAAAGCTTGGGGTTACAGACTTAAAATGCACAAAGGCGAAAAGCCAGTTGATTGGGCTGTGTATACACCTGAGATGTTAAAATATTGTGAGCAAGATGTTCATGTAACACATACATTATATAATAAATTAATGACTAAAGAATATTCTGAAGAGTCATTAAAACTAGAACATGATGTACAAAAGATATGTACACAAATGATGCTTAACGGTATTGAATTTGATACCGCAAAAGCAAAAGAATTATATTCAAAATTATCAGCAGAAAGAGAAACATTAGCAAAACAATTGCATGAGTTCTTTCCCCCGTGGATTGAGGAATCTACTTTTATTCCAAAAAGAGATAACAAAAAAATGGGTTACATAGCTGGTATGCCTTTTATTAAAAAGAAAAAAATACAATTTAATCCAAATTCAAGAGATCATATAGCTTTTAGATTAAAAGAAATACGTAATTGGAAACCAAAAGAATTTACTCCAGATGGTAAACCAAAAGTAGATGACGAAATTTTAAAACAATTAGATTACCCAGAGGCAAAAATATTATCGAGATATTTTATGATTCAAAAGCGTATTGCACAAATAGCTGAAGGCAACAATGCTTGGTTAAAATTAGAAAAGAACAATAGAATATATGGATCAATAAATACTAATGGTGCAATAACAGGAAGAGCTACACATAGCAATCCAAACCTAGCTCAAGTACCAGCAATAATTTTAGAGTTTGGTCCGGAGTGTAGATCATTATTTAAAGCTGCCGATGGTTATGTTTTAGTTGGAGCTGATATGAGCCAAATAGAATTACGTGTGTTAGGTCATTATATATCTGCTTATGATGGTGGTGAATACGCTGATGATGTTATTAATGGAGATATACATACACGAACATTACAAGCACTTGGACTAACACAAGAAGAAAGATGGTTAGCAAAAAGATTTATGTATACTTTTCTTTATGGAGGTGGTGGAAAAAAATTAGCAGAAGTAATGAATACAACACCACAAGAAGGTTTTAGATTAAAAGATCAATTTTTAAAAAAGATTCCTGCATTAAAAACTTTAGTAAACAAAGTTCAAGAAGTTGGAGCTAGAGGAGATATTGGTGGACTTGATGGTAGACGAATATTTTGTAGATCACAACACAGTGCATTAAATAGTTTATTACAAAGTGGAGCTGCAATAGCTAGCAAACATTGGATTGCAGAGTGTAAAGAATTTTTAAATGATGATTGTAGATTAGTTGCGTGGATTCACGATGAATTAATATTAGAAGTAAAAAAAGATAAGGCAGAAACAATTAAAAAAGAAGTGATTAAAGCGATCGAAAGGGCTGGAGTTAAATCGCATCTCAGAGTTCCATTAACAGGAGAGTCACGTATTGGGCCGAATTGGAAAGAAATACATTAGTAAAAAACTCAGCGGAAGAATTTTAAAAAGAGGTTATGTTGAAAATGGTTGGGTTTATCTTGATATAAGACAACGTAAATTTAGATACACAGAACGCTGGATTAAATTTGAAGATTACATTGATATTTGTATTACACAAGCTTGGCAAGCATCACAACGCAGAGCTAAAAAGAAAGATTTAAAACACACAATTAAATTAAAAGAAGTTAAAAGTCTTTATCCTCAAGATAACA